ACTTGGAAATAAGATAACAATTATATTGTTGTTCCAGAAACCGTATTTTCGGTTACAAATATATTTCCTTTTTCAAACAAAGGTAATTTAAATTTATTTGATGTAAGATACCAATTAAGATTAAATGACCTGTACGATTTCTCATCAACTTCTGTTATTAACTATGATGTTGTAATGAGACAATTAGATTTCCTAGACCATATATTAGTTGGTGAAAAACCATTAAGATTTAATCAACACGATAATAGATTATACATTGATATGGATTGGGAAAATGATTTAATGGTAGATGAATATGTTGTTATTGAATGCTACAGAAAAATGGATCCAGACACCTATACAGATGTCTATAATGATATTTGGTTAAAGAAATACACAACTGCACTAGTAAAAAAACAATGGGGTGCTAACTTATCAAAATTCGCTGGTGTTGCTATGATAGGTGGGGTAACCTTAAACGGTGAACAAATCTATACACAGGCATTAACAGATATAGAAAAGTTAGAAGAAGAAATAAAATCGCTACAAGAACACCAAGCATTAATGATAGGATAAAAATACAATGGCCGTTAATCATTACTTTCAAGGCGGCGATGGCATAGGTAGTCAAAGTGAAAAACGATTAATAGAAGATTTAATTGTAGAGAATTTAAAAATCTATGGACACGCTGTTTATTATTTACCGAGAACTCTAGTTAATAGAGATTTAATCCTTGGCGAGGATTCTGCGTCTAGGTTTGACGACTCGTATTTAATAGAAATGTATTTTGACACACCACAAGGGTTTGCTGGTGAAGAAGAAATAATTAGTAAGTTTGGTTTAGAAGTAAGAGACGATACGACCTTTGTTGTTGCGAAAAGAAGATTCCAAGAACAAGTAGATGACCCAGCAAACCTAATGGTAGATGGCAGACCTAATGAAGGTGATGTTATTTACTATCCTTTAATGAATAGATTTTTTGAGATTGCGTTTGTAGAAGACCAGGAACCTTTCTTTCAACTAGGTAATTTACCTGTCTATAAATTAAGATGTAGAACATTTGAATATTCAAGTGAAGAATTTAATACAGGTCACGCTGACATTGACCAAGCTGATGATAGAAAATCACTTGATACATCTTTGGCACACCAGTTTAGACTTGAAGATGGTACACTAAATCAATCTTCTTATGATGGTTTCTTACAATTAGAAACAGGAGACTCACACGGTAATCCACTATACTTAATTAATGAAGAATGGGACGACACTACAACTGATGGAGACGCTGCTGAAAGTGTACAAACAAAATCTGCTTATGCTGATAATTTAGATTTAGATTCGGCTGCTGGTTTTGATACTGCAACGGTTAATGACGATATATTAGACTTTACAGAAAAGAACCCATTTGGAGAGGTTAAATAATGTTTGGAACTCATTTTTATAACGAAGGTATGAGAAGATTGACCATTGCTTTTGGTCAAATCTTTAATAATATTGTTGTACAAACAAAAGACGCAAACGGTTCAGTAGTTAAAAGATTTACGGTGCCATTAGCATATGCACCAAAGGAAAAATTTATTGTTAGATTAACTCAACAAGGTGATTTAATGGATAAACAATTCGCAACGGTACTACCTCGTATGGGATTTGAAATATCTGGTATAGAATATGACCCTAGTAGAAAGTTAAATAAACTACAAAAATTTAGAAAACCAAAAACAGATGGTAGTACTAGTGACCAAACTAACAAAATGGACTTTAACTATTCTCCAGTTCCATATAATATAACATATAAATTGTTTATATTCACAGCAACTGCTGAAAATGGATTACAGATAGTTGAACAAATAGTACCGTACTTTCAACCAGATTATACGGTTACAATTAATATGGTTCCTGATTTAGGAATTAAGCGTGATGTTCCTATTATAATTGGAGACATACAATACGAAGATAGTTATGATGGAAACTTTGAAACTAGAAGAGCAGTAATATATACAATGACCTTTACTGCTAAAACTTATCTATACGGACCTGCTACTGCAGGAGGTATTGTAAGAAAAGTACAATCAGATTTAGGAACTGATTCTGTTAGTAAGGCAAGAGAAGAAAGAATAGTAATTACTCCTGACCCTTCAACAGCAAAACCTGGTGATGATTTTGGATTTACAACAACTATATCATTTTTTGAAGATGGTAAAAAATATGACCCTTCAAGTGGAAGTGATACATAATGAGAGGATATAATGGACGAGATTTTATACAAAGAAAACTGCTTACCGCCAAATGTAGCAAATAGTTTTCAACACAATATATACAGATTAGGTTATATAATATCTAAAGATATATTAGCACAACAAATGGACAACCCAGGTATTGTTAAAGATGACAATACATTTAATACCGTTCAAATGGTACACCGAGTTTTTTCACACATAGACCAAAGACCACAAGTTAATTCAGGATTAGAACCAGTTAAGTATGCTTTGAATATGATGGTTGAAGGTTTTGGTTATAAGATAAAAGATGTATTAAGATTAAAGTTTAATATGATACAACCACATCCAGATTTCAAAGAAGGTATGTATAACACAGCACATATTGATGATGAAGAAATGGCACAACATTTTGTTTTAATTTATTATCCAATAGATTGTGATGGTGATACTTATTTGTTTAATGAGAAATTTGATAAACTAAAGAAACCAAAAAAACTAACTATACATAAGCGAATAACGCCAAAAGCAAATAGTTGCATTATGTTTAAAGGAGATAGATTTCACGCAAGTGCTAATCCAATTAAAAGTGAAATGAGAATTATATTAAATTGTAATTTTTCTTTATTAGAAAAAGAAGAGTTTAATGAACATAATAGAGATACAAGAAATGACCCCTTTAAAGGAACAAGTATAGAAGGTAAAGACTAATGGGAAAATTAGAAGACAAGGTAAATGATATTTTAGGTATTAAGGAAGAAAGTACTCCTGTCGCTGAATTAATGGTGCAAGAGAAAAAAGTTCCTGTACCTAGAGAAGAGGATCCTAAAAAGGACGATATAGATAACGATTACAAATATAGTAGAGAGAATTATTATAATCTTATTGAAAGAGGACAAGACGCTATTCAAGGTATATTAGATGTTGCAAAAGAAGGACAACATCCAAGAGCATATGAAGTTGCAGGTGTATTAATTAAAAATGTAGCTGACACCGTTGATAAATTACAAGACTTACAAGCTAAATTATCAAAGCTAAAAGAGTTGCCTAATAAAACAACTGCTAATATCAAAAATGCTTTATTTGTTGGGAGTACTACAGACTTGCAAAAGATGTTAAAAGATAAAAAAATTAAAAATGTAAATGAACAAACACCATCAGAACAAATGCAAGATGAATTAGAACCAATTGTAGTAAACGACAAAGAGAAAAAAGATGATTAATGACGCATATTTAGGAAATCCAAATCTTAAAAAATCAGGTACTCAAACCGAGTTTACAGAGGAACAAGTACAAGAGTTTCAAAAATGTAGTGAAGACCCAATATATTTTATTACAAAGTATGTAAAGATTGTTTCACTTGACCACGGTTTAGTTCCTTTCGCAACTTATAAGTTCCAAGATAAGATGATTGATACTATGCACAACGAAAGGTTTTCAATCTATAAACTACCTAGACAAAGTGGTAAATCTACAACTATTATATCTTACTTATTACATTACGCATTATTTAATCCAAATTCAAGTATAGCGATTCTTGCCAATAAATCTTCTACTGCTAGAGATATATTGGGAAGATTACAACTAGCTTATGAAAACTTACCTAAATGGTTACAACAAGGTGTTATCAATTGGAACAAAGGTAATATAGAATTAGAAAATGGAAGTAAACTAGTAGCGGCCGCAACTTCTTCAAGTGCTGTCCGAGGTGGTTCATATAATATAATATTCCTTGACGAGTTTGCTTATGTACCTTCTACTATTGCTGAACAATTTTTTAGTTCCGTATATCCTACAATTACTTCTGGTAAATCAACTAAAGTAATTATAGTATCAACACCTCACGGAATGAATCAATTTTATAAATTGTGGATAGACGCTGAGAATGGACGCAATGATTATGTTCCATTAGAAGTACATTGGTCAGAAGTTCCTGGAAGAGACCAGAAATGGAAAGAAGAAACAATTAGAAATACCTCGGAAGCACAATTTGCTTCAGAATTTGAGTGTGAGTTTTTAGGTTCTATTGATACATTAATATCGGCTGCCAAAATAAAAGCGACACCGTATATAACACCATTACAAACAAATGGCAGATTAAGTGTATTTGAAAAACCTAATAAAGGAAACACATATCTATGTACGGTTGATGTTGCCCGAGGTTCTTTAAAAGATTATTCAGCATTTATTGTTTATGATGTAACCAATTTACCTTATAGAATAGTTGCGACATTTAGAGATAATGAAATTAAACCAATCTTATTTCCAGAAATGATTGCTAAAGTATGTAAACAATATGACAATGCACATATACTTGTTGAAGTAAATGATATAGGTGCTCAGATTTCAGATGGTTTACATTTTGAAATTGAGTATCCAAATGTATTAATGACTACTCAAAAAGGTCGTGCTGGTCAAATACTTGGTGCAATGTTCAGTCAAAGAGGAAGCCAATTAGGTGTTCGTATGACTAAACAGGTTAAAAAAATAGGTACTGCTAATATAAAATCAATTATTGAAGGAGATAAACTGATTATAAACGACTTCAATATTATAACAGAAATGTCCACTTATACACGAAAGAATCAATCTTGGCAGGCAGAAGACGGTTGTAATGATGATTATATGTCTTGTTTAGTAATACTTGGTTGGGTTGCAAACCAAAGGTTTTTTAAAGAATTAACAGATAGAAATATAAGAGCAGAAATGTACAAAGAACAAGAGAAGCTAATAGAACAAGATATGGCACCCTTTGGATTTGTAGATGATGGTCTAGTTAAAGAAGAAGATAAACCAACCGTAGATGAGTATGGGACGGTTTGGCATCCCGTAGTACGCAAAGGACAATAGTGTAATAATGATATTTGATAAATATAAGCGATTGAGAAATTTGAATATGGGCGTATGAATAATACGATTTTTGAACAACAAAGTAAATTATGTATTTAAATTTAAATACAAGAAATAAAATATAATAAGAGGAGAAAACCTAATGGCATTTCAAGTATCACCAGGAGTTCTCGTACAGGAAAAGGATTTAACTAATATAATCCCAGCTGTCTCAACAAGTATTGGAGCATTTGCTATCAATGCAAGTAGAGGTCCAGTTTCAGAAGTTACCTTAATATCTTCTGAGCAAGATTTTGTTAGTGTTTTTGGAAAACCGACACAAAGTAATTTTGAGGAGTATTTTACTGCTTCATCATTCCTTCAGTATTCCAATGCCCTAAAAGTTGTACGGACTGAAAATACTGGTATAAAGAACGCTGTGACCAACTCGGGAACAGCACTATTGATCCGACACACGGATCATTACAGCTCAACATACCTAGCTGACGGTGCATATACAGGAATCTCTGGCATTGAGTTTGCTGCTAGAAGCGCAGGAGTTTGGGGTAACGGATTAAAAGTATCTGTTTGTCCTTCAGCGACTGCTTATGAAACAGAAGGCGTAACCACGGTTTCTGATTCTGCTATAGCAGTAGGCGATACACAAATAACGGTAGCAAGTGGAACCAACATTAATGTTGGTGACATTATATCTTTTTCAACTACGGCTGGAACTAACGACTATGATGACGGCCTAGAATACGAGGTTACTGGTGTTTCATCTAACGATATTACATTTAAGAAAAAAGTAGGTACTGGCGGACTAGGAACAATCTGTCCGAACGGTGCTAATGTAAGACGAAGATGGCAATACTATGACTATGTAAGTGGAGCACCTGGAACAAGTCCAGATGTTTTATCTGCTGGAAGAAGTAATGACGAGCTACATTTAGTTGTTGTGGATGCCGATGGTTCGGTAGGTGGCACTAAAAATGAAGTACTAGAGATATACGAAAAGGTATCAAAAGCAAAAGACGCCAAAGACGCAGGTGGTTCAAACAATTTCTATGCAGAAGTTGTTTTTAGAAAATCATCATTAGTCTATTGGGGAGACCACAACTCAAACGGAACAAATTGGGGAGATTCAAAATCAGCTGCTACTTCTGCATATACAGATGTTACCGCTCCTATCGCACTAACCTTCGCAGGTGGTGTAGATGGTACGGCAACTGACGGTGCAAGAAAATCGGCATTTGAAAAATTTGAAGATTCCGAAACGGTTGATGTTGGATTAATAATGGCTGGAAACGCTTCCGCTGCTTTAATCGGTGATTTAATTACAATCGCTGAGAAAAGAAAAGATTGTGTAGTGTTCGCTAGTCCTGAAAGGTCCGATGTAGTTAATATAACTTCATCTATCGTACAAACAAATAATGTATTGGCATTTTTCAATACTATACAATCATCATCTTACATAGTCTTTGATAGTGGTTACAAATATACTTACGACAGATATAATGATGTCTATAGATATGTTCCACTAAACGGAGATATGGCTGGCTTATGTGCTAGAACAGACCTTACTAACGACCCTTGGTTTAGTCCTGCTGGATTAAATAGAGGTATAATTAGAGGCGCTGTTAAGTTGGCGTATAGTCCTAATAAAACTCAAAGAGACGAGCTTTACAGAGCGAGAATCAACCCAGTTGTTTCTTTCCCTGGTCAAGGTATAATCTTATTTGGAGATAAAACTGGACTAACTACACCTTCAGCATTTGACAGAATAAATGTAAGAAAATTGTTTATTGTTTTAGAGAAGGCAATCGCTACTGCTTCTAAATTCCAACTATTTGAATTCAATGATGAATTCACTAGAGCTGGTTTTAGAAATATGGTAGAACCTTTTTTAAGAGAAGTACAAGGTAGACGAGGTATCACAGACTTTTTAGTGGTGTGTGATGAATCCAACAACACAGGCGAAGTAATTGATAGAAATGAATTCATAGCTGAAATTTATATTAAACCAGCTAGAAGCATTAACTTTATCACATTATCTTTCGTTGCAACAAGAACTGGCGTGGCTTTTGAAGAAGTCGCAGGTTAAAAGGTAAAGAGGAGAAATAAAAAATGGCAAATATAAATGACTTCAAAACCAAACTTGCAGGTGGCGGCGCTAGAGCCAATCAGTTTAAGGTAACAATGCCTTTCCCTGGTTACGCACAAGTTGGTGGAGAAACAGAAGAGTTGGCATTCTTATGTCAATCAACATCTATTCCAGCGATGGAGATAAATACTGCAACGGTTAACTTCCGTGGTAGACCAATCTATTTAGCTGCTGATAGAGCTTTTTCTGCTTGGACGATAACGGTTTTAAATGATACAAACTTTAGATTAAGAGACGCATTTGAAAGATGGCAAAATGGTATAATTAATATGTCAGATAACGAAGGATTAGTAAATCCTGTTGATTATCAAGTTGACGCATTTATTGACCACCTTGACAGAAACGGTGCGACAATCAAATCCTATACATTGCGAGGTTGTTTTCCAACATCTATCGCTGCTATCGGTTTAGATATGGACCCGACAGAAACTATAGAAGAGTTTGAAGTATCGTTTAGATACCTATTCTTTGAAGCAAGAACGACTACTTAATAGTTGAATAAATAATAAGTAAGAACAAGTGAGGAAAACATAATGGCAGAACTTTTCGGTTTCCAAATAACTAGAGTTAAACAAACTCCAGACCCGAAACAAAGTTTTACACAACCTAAAGCGGATGACGGTACACAAACCGTCGCCGCTGGAGGTTATTTTGGTCAGTACCTTGATATGGAAGGTACTGCAAAAACTGAGCAAGACT